AGCAATTGCGTCTCGGCGTCGATGCGTACTTTGTTCGCGTTCTGCCAGGACTCCATCCACATTTCAGCGACATCTCTCGCGGCTGCCTCTTCGCCCTCCCGTACCCGATCGAGAGCTTCCTGCTGCGCCTGCTGCCGCGCCAGCCCTACCCGGTTGAGCGTTTCTTTGAACCTGTTCTCGATGACCTCTCCGGCGGGCCTGAGCGCACGCTCGATGCCTTTCGCATCGACCCATACGTCTGCCTTCGCGTACTTCTTCTTCTGCTCGTCCAGGATGATCTGCACCTGAGCCGCGACATACTCGTCGCCGCGTTTGAGATCCAGCAGCAGTGCAGCGTGATACTTCTGCCGGTCGATGATCGAGTCGCGCAGCGCATCCCGCGAATCCTGCTCCGCTTTCTCGATATGCCGCTTCATGTCGAGGGCAGCCCGCAGCTGCTCGTCCGTAAGCGGCTTAGGCACCTTCTTGTCCGCACCGGGCGGCGTTTCAGCCACCCGACCGGCCGCGCCTGCGATGCCTGCCATGCTGCGCGGTCCCGGGATCCCACCGGCCGCACCCAGCTTGTCGAGGAGTCCCTTCAGATGTTCGTAGGTGGCGATAGCGGCAGTGCCGGTCAGGAGGACGCCGAGAATCCACGGATTCTTGGTCGCCACTACCGTCATGGCGGTCATGGCCGTTGTGACTTTGCCGATATTGGTTGCGACCAGCAGCACTGCTCCGGCGAACAATCCGATCTCGATGGTGGACGCCTTCACCCAGGGCGGCAGAGATCTGAAAGCGTCCCCTATCCAGGTCAGAAGGTCGAGTGCCTTCCGCATCGCCGGGAGTGCTTCCGCAGCCAGACCTTCGCCGAAAGCCGCCTTCACCTTGAGCCACGAATCGCCCAGACGTGTGAGTTCCGTGGCGAGGCTGGCGGCAGGCGACTTGAGCTTCTCCATCTCAGCGGTGATCCTGAGCCAGAACTCTTTCGATGTCAGTTCCGGGAACCGCTTGCGTAGCTCTTCGGTCGAGGATGTCTGGTACACCGCTCTCATGGCTCTCGCCACCTGCGGCACCTTTTCGACAATGAACTTCAGATCCTCCTGCATGATGCCGCTGGTCTTGCCGAGCGACTGCACCATCTGTACGAAGACCAGGTTCGCTTCCGCGCCGCCTTTGCCCATCTGCGCGACCGCTTTGCCGAAGCCCTGGATGACGCGGATGGCTTCCTCCACGCCAAGCTCCGCAGTTCGCAGTTTGGTGAACGAGGAAATCGTGCTCTCCAGACTCAGACCCGGCTGCAGGGCGACCACTGAGAGCCGCTCGAACATCTTCGCGGCGGCTTCCGTGCTGCCTTCCGTGACCTCCAGTTGCTTGTTCAGCGAGTCGAGCGTGGCGGCTGCCTCGATGAAACGCTTGCCCACCTCATAGGCTGCGTAAACCGACAGCACCTGGCCAAGTCCCGCCATCGAGCGGGAATACTGATCGACCGCCGGTTTGCCGTCCTTGAAGCTCCGGTTGAGCTTCTCAGTGTGCTGTGCCGCCACTGCCGCCGCAGGCGCGATGTCCTTCAGCAGAACGTCGATGCGCTGGACAGACTGCACGCCTTTCCCGGCGGCGTTGCCTGTCTCCTTCATCGTTGCGTTGAATGCCGCCAGCCGCTGGTTCGCCGCCGCGATAGTCGATGCGGTAGTGGGCCCGAGAACGGACTCGCGCACCGCTCCGGCACGAGCGGCCGCCGCGGTCCCCATTGCACCCACTTCCTTGCTGTACTGGCGGATCGCCTGGACGTTCTTCTCTGCCGCCTGAGCCAGCGAGTCGAAGGACCCGCGCAGCGCCGTCACCCGCTGCTCTCCTTCGGCCGTCATGCCGCCGATCGCGCCGCGGAGTGCCGCCACCCGCTTCTCCGCAACGTCTGAGCCCTCGCCGAGGATAGGGATATGGGCGCCTTTGGACCTTCCGGCCATCGCGGCGGATGTCGCTGCCGCCTGCTTCTGCTTCTCGTTGAACTGGTCGAGCGCACGCGCACCGTTGCCGGTACTCGCGGTGAGGCTGATGATCGACTGGTTCGCGGCGGTCACCCCGGCGTCGAGTTGTATGGCCGCAGATGCGCCTTTGACCATCGACTCGCGCAACTCCCCCAGCCGCTGGTTTCCCGCCTTGGCCGCTTCGAACGTGCCTTCGAAGTCTGCACGCAGTACCCGTGCATTCTCCGTGAGCTTCTGCGTTGCAGCCGTGACTCCTTCCATCGTCTGGCGGAAGGCGGCCGCACGCTGGTCCGGCAGTTCCTTGATGACGGAGTTCATCTCCGACACACGCTTCGCCGCGGCGATGGCTGAGTCGCCGATCAGGGCGATGCCATTGGCGTACTTCTGCGTGCGGCTCGACGCCTCAGCCGCTGCCTGCTGCAGCGTGAGCGACATGCCGGAGACGCCCTTCGACGCTTCCTTCGTTGCCTTCTGCGTCGTTACGCCGATGTCGGAGATCGCCTGGTTGAGCTTCTTGGCGTTGTCAACCGCACCGGCCTGCTCGAATTTGACCTCGATATGAATGCGGTTGGTTGCCATGTCTCACTTCTTGTGCTGCGAGTTCTTCATGAGTTCGTCCGTGAAAGCGTCACGCTCCTGAGCCAGAAGCCGGAGCAGAAGTGTCTCTGTCCAGGTGAGATCGTGCGGGCTGAAGGTGAGTCCCGCCTGATGGTCGCGGTCGATGTCGATGACCAGCTGCATCTGCCGCCCTCGCGTCGTAGCCATGAAGGTGTCGAGCTTGACGACAGGGCATTCGAAGCACGGCTCGTCGCCGCCCGATTCCATCTGAGCTTCGCCGCACTTCTTGGAGCCGGGGCAGAGCTTGTCTTTGCGGAACAACCAGTGGAAGGCATATCGGGCACTCGGCTCCTCCGGCCATTCCGCTCTTAAAAATCCTCGTCTGCCGGGGACTCCGCAGCCCTCTCGCAGGAGTCGATCACGGCACGCATCGCGGCGTCTCTGTGGGTGATGGGAACGCCGTTGACATAGTTCTCGTGCCGGATATGGCACTTCTCCCAGAGGCTCGATCCTGCGCTGAGGTTGGTCTTCAGCTGCTGGACGTTGTGCGGAAGATCCATTACCCGTGTGGCGGCACGGCGGAACTGGGTGACCTCTGCGGTAGTAGGGATCCGCAGAACGTGCGTCACCTTTATGCCGCCGACGACGGTCATCTCCACTTCCGCTTCGTCCATGTCGAGCTTCACGTCCGTGATGTCGCAGCGGCTGATCGTCTCAACGATCTTCACCGCTTCGTCAGCCGTCAGTTCCGGCGCGTCCTCCTCGCGGATCTTGTTGTAGAGCCTGAGGTCCGTCATCTCGGATTCCACCCTCGTCTCTGTCAGTCCGCGGCCGAGCCGGTGCATCAGGATGCGCCAGCCTTTCGATCTCTCTGCCCACTCCTCGTCGCTCGGCCAGCGAACCTTCACCGTCTGCGGGCCGTCCTCGCGCCGGATCGTCCCCTGATATCCCGCTGTCGTATCGAACATCCTCTGTCCCTTTCTCTCTGCCAGTGACGAAATAGGTTCCGGGAGCTACCGTGTCGGGCGGTCCCGGAGGCGCATCGCCGCCACGGTAGTCCTCGCGCCGTCTCAACTAAGCCGCCAGCAGCGCGGCCGGTGGCGCCACGCTCAGTTCGATATCGGCTTTGTCTGTGGTCGCCGTGAACTTCGCATAGCCGAGCGTCGGGTGCTTCAGTGGCTTCACGGTCACCGCGATACTCACCAGACCGTCCGCATCGCCATTCACCGCAGACGAGATGACCGTGCGCGGGAAGTCCACCTGGATCGAATGCTTGTCCGGTCCCGCGCCGATGACCGCGCCCTCGAGCTTGATGAGCGTGGCACCTTCGGTGAGCGTCACCAGCTGGGTGAACTCCGGTGAGCCTTCCTTGGCTCGTGCCGTGAAAGTCAGACCGGCCGCTCTTGCCGCGTACTCCATGCGGCCGCGCAGGGCGAAGCCGTTCTCGTCCACGCCTGAGCCGGGGAAGTATCCGGTGTCGAGCCGCGGGTTGACTCCCCATGTAAGCTCGGCAGAGATGAAGCTCTTCTCCAGCACGTAGTCGATCCCGTTGATCTGGATCGTGGCGGAAGAGGCGTTGAGGAAGTTCTCCGGCGTCACCGCCGGAAGCACCATCGCTGCGGCGCCGCCTGAGGGGATCTGCATCTTGCCCGTTCCCACCATGTCGATGGACAGCCGTGCGTTGTTGCGCCCGGGACCGCTCTCAAGGTTGATGGTGAAGCCTGCGATCACCATGCCCACGTAGGCGCGGTCGAGGAAGGGCGGCACTCCGGTCGGTCTGATCTGCTCGACCGCCGTGAAGGGCGGAAGGTCGATGCAGTCCGTGACCGGATCGGTCGGGGTGCATTCGTACTTCTGTCCGGTCCCGGCGACCGTCTTGGTCACCTTGCCGAGGCCGAAGGCGAACGCCCATGCTGCGGCCTGGGAGGAGATCTGTTTCTCGAGCCGGCCGGTGATATCCATCGCGACCGGAAAGATCTGCGTGGGGAACTCGTCGCCCTTACCGATATCGGCCGCATCGTCCTCTGTCGACGGCGTGACCGTGAAGGGCGCCGTATTGGTGGTAGTGAAGCTCCAGATCTCCGCTACCGTGTTAGGCGTCTCGAGGTCTGTCTGCTCGACAAACCCGACACCGATCTTCGTCTCTCTTGAATTTGCCGGACACGCCATTAGTAATCCCCTTTCTCTGTGAATGAAGCCCGGATGACGTAGTAGTCGATGCCTTCCTCGTCAATGGTCCGGGCGATGTCGTTGATGTGCACCGGCAGCATGTACTCGTTTACGCACATGTACCGCCAGGGCAGATCTGAGCCTTCCGGTGTGCCGCCGATCACGGCGTTGAGCAGCTTGAGCGGCGACTTCTGCTTCATCGCCCTGCAATAGATCTCGATCAGGTGCTCCCAGGCGGTCTTCTGCTCTGAGGCGGATATGGTGGTGAGCATCCACGCCACAAGCACGCTTCCGTTGGGCTGCGCATACACCGCTCTCGCGATGGAGTTCGCGGTCGCCGTCAGGTCGATATACTCCGCGACCGCATTAGGGTTGCCGTCGAGCTCGGACATGACCTCCGGGCAGCGGCGGATGTGGTCCGCAGTATCGGTCAGTAGTGTGACGAGGTCAACCAATTTGATACCAGAGCCTTTGCGTCAGATCCGCGAATGCCTTCTCCGCGGCTTCGCCGACTACCCTGATGTCGCTGGGAGCGAAGCCGATCATGGCTTCCTTCTCCTGTCCCAGCCGCGCATGCTCGATGGCTTTGCGCGAGGTCGGGTTTGCGCGGACCAGCCCGTTGATCGCCTTGCGGAGTGAAAAGTTCTCAAGCAGCGTGCCGCTCAGATGGAGGTCGCGCACCGGCCGGTTGGTGCGCCGGATCTTCGCTTTCTGAAAGATGTACTTCTTCGACAGCGGTTTGGCTTTGGTGCCGTCCGCATTCTCCGCACGCGCCCAGCGTGCCTTCTGCGCGGCCACCATCTCGATGCCGATCTGCGTGAGCGTGCCGTTGTCGAGCTTCGGCGCCCGGAAGAACCCTCGCTTCTTTACCGTGATCTTTACTTCATCCATGTCTGCCCCGTGAGCTTTACGACTAGCCGGGAGATGCCGCTGAGTGTTCCCTCGACACTCTCCACGTCGTAGGTTTCGTCGCCTATGTCGATCCAGTCCGCGGCTCTCGGCGGCCGCGGCAGGTCGCGGGAGTCGATCAGGCAGCGTGCATAGCGCCCGGGCGAAACGAACTCGCCCTCAACGCCTTCGGTGAGCATCCCGCGCACGCCCATCACCGCATCGCCTTCGGCGAGGTGATAGTCGTACTCCGCTCCATGCTGCGCCAGCAGTGACGGCCAGAGCAGTGCGGCGACCTGATTGGTGAACAGAGTGGCTGGTGCGTTCATGCTTGTTGCTCTCCATCAGATAACCGGAGCCTTCCGGGCGTCCCCTGGAAGGGTTCTCTTCTCCGGCTTCCGCAGCAAGCCGTTTGAAGATCCGGCTTCTACAGAACCTGCGCTGACATAGTTGCGTTCACCCGATATGGCACGAGCAAAGGCGCGGACTGCATCAGCAGGAAACGAACACTGGGATCCTCCTGGATCCATGACTTGGGGTAATAGGGCATAGGCTGCAAACCCGCCCGCTCGTCTTTGATCGCGCCGAAGGCACGCACGCCCTGAAGCAGAGGAGACAGGATCGCGATCTTGTTCGCGGGCCAGATCTGCTTCTCGACGTTGTCTTTCGGATCGACATACCATCCGGCGTAAACCCAGATGTTCCACGAGTCGACCGTGCCTTTGAATGTGCCGCCTTCCTGCTGCAGCGCCACGCCGGGTAACAGCGACGGCGGCTCCGACAGAGTGCGGTACATGTCGATGCGGTCCTTCACCTGAGCGTTCTCGCGGAACACGCTCCAGACGTTGGGCGGCATGACCACGTCCTGCAGCATGACGCCTGAGTCCTGCAGCGGAACCGCGGCCCATGTGGCGAGATCGTTGAGCGGTTTGGCGTTGGGATCGCTCCACAACGGCGCGGCCGTCACGGAGTGCGAAACGGCGCGGCCGAAGTCCACCATCACCGGCGGATACTTCTCGCCTTCGATGAGGATCTTCCCGTTCACCAGCACCAGCGCGGCCATTACCTCGAGCCGCCGGTCGATCATGTTGCGCTGGTCCGCGAGCTCCGAGGCGATATGAGCGCGGAGACGTTCCGCCGGGGAGCGGTCGCCGCCGAAGGCTTCGCCGAAGGCACGCTTGAAGGGACGGTTCATGTCCACTACCCGCTTGTCTTTGATGTAAGCCGGGGTGAACACGTTGGTCTTGTAGCCTTTCGAGGCTACGATCTGTCCTTCGACCAGAGGACTCACAAACGGCGCCACTCGCCGCTTACCTTCCTCTACGTCGAAGTGGATCTCTTCCGACTGCTCTGTCTGAACAACCGGAAAGTAGCGGTCGAGCAGGAACTGGGGAACTCCCAGCAGGTTCCTGACAACGCCCACAAGTACGGAGGTGTCGTAGATATCTGCCATGTGAGTTACTCCTGCACGTCGAGCAAATAAATGCCGCTGTCCCAGAGAGCGGCCCGCGTTTCGGCCAGCGTTTTACCGGCAGGCAGGACAACGACGTTGTCCTTGAACTTGCCCTGCACGTAGATGGTGCTGGTCACGTCTCCGGCGGTGGTGTCCACGTTATGCACGAGGATGCCAGCCGGAGGTGTTACGGCCCGCGACCACTTGCCGGTCGCGCCGTCTTTGCCCACGATGGTGCCGCGGATCATCGCGCCCTGTCCGGTCAGGATGACGCCGGACGTACTGATGGTTTCACCGGCAACGAGTTCGTCGTAGCTGGTGCTGTCGGACGAGTACGAAGCAAGTCCGTCGCTCATGCCGTTTTTCTCCTTTGCTGGGCGGGAATGAGTGCGGTGATGCGGCTGATTTCCTGGTCAACCTCATTCGCGCCTTCCGTGCCCACACCGACCGCCGGGTTCGGGATCGTCTTCATGTGTTCCGCGAACTGGTCAGGCTTCTGCTCGACCACCGTCGCCGGAACCGGCGCCGGTTCCTTCTCGGAAGCGGCGAGCAGCTTGCGTGCCGCGTCCGGCTCCATGTCTGTTTCGAGTGCGATAGTGCGTGCAAGCGACGTTCGCCTGACAGCCTCTTCGCAGCCGAGGATGGCCGCTATGCGCGTCCTCTCGGCAGTTCGCATTTCCAGCACGTTCGGCTGTTTTTCGTCAGCCATTATCTGCACCTCCTTCACTTCACTGGCGATCACCATGTCGGCCGCGGCGGCCGCCATCGTGATCACTCTTCCGCCGCGACGTTCCATGCCATTGAGGCGTGCCAGCACGCCTTCGAACGTCCCGATCTCATCGGCCATGCCTGCGCTGATGGCGCGGGTAGAGTCGATGACGAAGCCTTTGCCGTAATTCGCGATCACGTTCTCCGAGGTGGTATTGCGGTTCTCCGCAACCTCATCGATGAACAGCGTTGCCATCGAATCGACCATCGCTTTGATCACGCCCGCGCCTTCGTCGGTCGCCGGATCGACACGCTTGAGCGGCGACTGGCTCGAGACGATCTCGTACTTCGAATAGCCGTCGCGCTCTCTGCGTTTGGTGTCGTCCGTGATGGTCGCGATCACGCCGATCGAGCCGCCGAAAGCGGACTTGTGGAACACGATGCGTTCCGCCGCGGACGCCAGCCAGTAGCCGCCCGAGGCTGCCCAGCCGCCCACGTACGCCCAGACCGGCTTGTGCGCCCGCGCATCGCGGATCATCCCTGAGAGTTCGCTGATGCCGTCCGCTTCGCCGCCGGGGGAATTCACGTTGAGCAGGATGCTCTCGACCCGCGGATCCTCGAGCGCCGTCTGGAGGTCATGCCCCAGAAGCTCGACAGAAGTGGCGCCGGAGATCTTCGTAAACAAATTGGCGTAACGAAAGAGCGGTCCCTCGACGCTGAGGATCGCCGTGCCGTTGCGCTGCTCCACACGGTTGCCGGTGTTTTCGAGCGGCTGGCCGAGCTTCGCCGCGACCGCTTCGATGTCGTTCTCCCGATGGACGATGGTGTAGATGGAATCCATTGCGCGTTCCGTGATCGCCCACGGACGCGCAGACAGATATTCGAGGACGTGTTTCATTCGCCGTACTCCTCGCCTTCCTTGCTCTCTTCCGATCCGGTGCCTGCCGCCGGGTTGCTGGCTACGTCGGTCTGCCCCGGCGCGGCTCCTGCTTCCGAGCCGGTCGCCTTGCGCGGTGCGTTCTGCCCTCCGCTCTGGGTAGCGGCCGCGACTGAATTGAGGTACACGAGGATCTTCAGATCCTCCATGCGGTGGAACTCCCGCGCCCTCTGCTCCAGCACGTCCTGCCAGTCCGTGCCTTGTTCGGCGCACTCCATCTCGAGCGTGGAGATGCCAGCGTTCATGCGGACCACAGCGGCCTGCGCCTCTTTCACGGGATCAATCCACCCTCTGCCGGGACCGATCCATTTCGACTTCACCCAGAACTCGCGCTGCTCGTAGAAGCCCGGTGCGTCGATGAGTCCCTTGCCGATCGCTTCCTCGAGCCAGAGCGTGTAGACCTGCTGCGCCCAGTGATCCGCCAGCCACTTGCGTCTGGACAGGAAAAACCTCGTCGCCTCGAGCAGGGCGGCGCGTGCGCTCGAATAGTTGGTTTTGCTGAAGTCCTTGACGAGCAGTTCGTAAGGCATGTTCACGGCTGCCGCGATATGCCTCAGCACTGTGTTTACGAAGTCCGGGTACTGAGTGGACGGCCGCGACGGCGCGAACGGCGTCATCTTGTCGCCGGGGTAAAGAGGGATCATGGCGCCCCCCTGCAGCCTGGTCTGCCATGCGTTCTTGCGGGCCAGATAAGCGTTGGGATCGCCGCCCATCAGGTCGGAGATCGCGGACTGATCCATCGGCGTCTCGATGATGCCCGCTACCAGCGCGTTTACGATGCTCGACTGAAGCTCTGACCTCTGGTAGTGGTCGAACATTTTGAATTGCTCGAGTACGCAGGAAAGCATCGGCTTGCCCCGGCTCTGATCGACACGGTCCTTCACGTAGGCGTGGAGCACCCGCCTGCGGCCCCACTCGGTCTCAGCCGGGATGCGCTCCCACTTACCCGTGAACAGGTAGAAGCCCGGGGTAAGCCAGTAGTCGTTGCGTCCGGCGCTGCGGACGTAGTAAGCCTGCGGCCGTCCGTACAGGTCGATCTCGATGCCGCTTCGAAGCGTCTCCGTGTTCTCGCGGTAGTCAGGGTTCGAGATGCGGTCGCCTTCGATCAGCTGGTAGCAGGTGGAGAAGAAACGCCCGGGCCTTTCCATCCACAGAGGCAGCGCGAATATTTCGCCGCTCACCAGCACGGTCCTCAGCACCAGCGTCGACATGTCCGCGAAGTTGAGCTGCCCTGCGACATCGAACTCGGTCGATTCCGAGTACGCCTTCCATAAGCTCTCCGTGCGGCGGCTCCACTCCTCGGCCCAGGTGATGTCTTTGCCGAGCGCACGGTAGTCCGGCTGCGCGGCCAGCCGCAGGCCGGTCCCGAGCACGTTGTCGATCTGGACCTGGAATGCGCTCGAGGCAACGCCGTGGTTGCGTCCCAGATCCCGGCTGCGTGCGACAAGCGCATCCAGTTCCGGCAATAGCTCGACATCCGCCGGATCGACGGTGGGACGCCAGTCCGCGAGCTCCTTGCGCTGCCACGATGCGCCTGAGTGGGCTGTGTCAGTCCATCCGAGTGACATCAGTATTCCCTCGCGACCGGATAGATTGGCCGCCGTACCTTGCGGTAGTCGCTGGTGCCGGTGATGGCGCCGGTCGCGGCGTCGATGCGGCCCTCGAGGATCCGCAGGGCTTCCTGCATCTCTGCCATCGGGCGGTACTGGGCGCGGCCGAGGTTGGGCTGGTCGATCTCCTGGATGCCGCTCGACATCTGTTTGAGCAGCTGCTCCTTCTCCGCGATCAGGCTGTCCAGAGCCGTCTGAGCGCAGCCGTACCTCGCGTTCGAATTGCCGGTCAGTCTTGTAGCCACGGGTCCCCCATCGTCTGCGGCTGAAACTTCGGCATCGGACTCAGTCCGACCTGGGCGATGCCGTGATACGCCGGTAGCTCATCCACGCTCCGCGGCACCAGGTCATCGAGCACCTGGCGCCATCGCTCCTCGCTCCAGAGATCGAGTCGGCTGGCGACCGCCGCCGCCCTCGCGTACACACGGCAGTCGAGAGCCTCGTTGCGTGCGCGTGTCTGCTGCCAGTAGGCTTTCTGGTATCCATGCACCGTGCGCGTCATGAGCTTCTCCGCGCACAGCTGTTCGAAGTACTCGACCGAGTACATGGGAAAGTGGCAGTACCCGGGCGGATACGCCTCGCCATCCGCCGGTGCGTCGAGCCGGAGCCGCCGGTAAAGCTCTTCCTTCGCGATAGCCGTATTGACCGGCCAGCGATGGATGCCATAGCGGACCTTCTGACCCTGCGGCCCGATCTCGATGGCACGCGAGGCTCCTACCAGCGATGCGGCACGCGACTGCGACTCACCGTGGACAACCATCACCCGCGGCGACTGCATCGTCCGCGCCCAGTTGTAGACCACAAGCGAGTTGAACCCTGAGTCGACCGCCAGACGCAGAAGCTGCAGCGTGCCGCCGGTTTCGCAGGGGAACTCCTCGTCCACCAGAGCCGCCAGCTTCTCCCACACCTCAGGCTGGCTGGTGTCGCCGTAGAGTACCCGGTAATCGACCGACCAGGACTCGCCCTGCGGTCCCCAGCCGACCACCTCGACCTCGATGCGGTCCCTCTGCACGTCCGCACCGGCGGTGAGTGCACCGGCGCCGCGAGGCACCTTCCCGATCGGGTAGTCCTCGCGCCGTTCGTAGAGCCGCCGGTCATCCGGTGTCTCGCCGGACTCCGCATAGCTCTCCCCCAGCACGGTGTTAAAAAACACCTGGAGGTCGCGGGTATTGCTCCCGGCTTTGTCGTACTGCTCCGCGGCTTCCGGCCAGGAGAACCAGCCGAGCGGCGAGTACAGGCTCGAGAGCTTGAACCCGGCGGTGATGCCGTCGCTCGACGCCGTAGCCCTCCAGACGCCGTTTGCAAGCATGAAGGTCTTGCCGGACTCGGGAACCACACGGTCGCAGCTGCGGCAGTGATAGGCGGCTTTGCGAGGCTCTCCTTTGGGCCAGCGCATCTGGCTGAACTGCAGCGGCTGCATGTGGCCGCAGTGCGGACAGGGAACCTCATACACACGCTGGTCCGAGTCTTCGTAAAGCCGCTCGATGCGCGACTGTCCGGTGAGAGAAGGCGTCGAGGCGGCGTAGATCTTCCGCTGCGGGTAAGTGCGCGTTCGCGCAATAGCAAGCTCGATGGGATCGCCTTCCCCGGCTACGTCGGCAGGGTAGGCGTCGACCTCGTCCATGAAGAGCCAGCGCACCGGCATCGAGCGCAGACCCACCGCTGAGTTCGCTCCGGTGAGGACGAGGATGCCGCCCGGGAACTCCTTCGCGGTCTGGGTATTGCCAGCGTCTCTCGAGCGGCGGTCCTTCACACGCGCCCTGAGTTCAGGGCAGGCTTCGATCATGGGATCGAGCCGCTGCTTGGAGAGCCGCTTTGCCATCTCCGTGGTCGGCTGGACGCACAACGCCGGTCCCGGGCACTCCGCGATCACCCACGCCAGCCAGTTCATTCCGGCTTCCGTGCCGCCGATCTGAGATGCCTTGAGAAAGACCACACGCTGCCAGGGCGACTGCGCGGAGAGGCAGTCCATGATCTCGCGCAGATACGGCGTTCGCGATGTGCGCCACTGATTGGGTTCGCTGCTCGACCGGCTCGACAGGACACGGTGCTTGTCAGCCCACTCCGATACCGTCAGGACTTTGCCCGGGCGCAGTCCGGCTCGTACCGCATCGAGATAGAGCTCCTGCGCGGTGAGGACGGTCAGCGGCAGCGGGATGGCAGGGTTCATACGACACTCGCCATCTGCTGCGCTCCCCCAACCTCTACGCCGCTGATTCTCACCGCAGCCTGAAGCCTTCTTGTTGTTGTAGGCGCGGACCACGCGCCGCTATCTACTCGTGTGGCAAAGGTGCAGGTATCGTCACCGGGCAGCATCTTCCAGACCGCCGCGTCGTATACGTCCGCGCTGTACACGACCACGCTGTTGACGGTGACTGGTCTGACGCTCAGGTAGTAAGTCTTCCCGGTGTACAGCCTGACCTCCGGTACAGCCAGCACCAGAAAGTTCTGCACCAGTCCGCTGAGAGAACTTACATCGACCGGGGCTGTAGCCAGTGGAGTAGTTCCGTCATACAGGATCACCTCAAAGTCAGCATTTAGGCTGAGAGCACGCACAGCGACAATCAGGGCATCCACGGTACAGCCGCAGGGAACCGTGAATCTGAGTGCATACTCATCAGCACCGACAGTATTACCGTGGTAGGAATAGTTGGCAAAAGAAATCCACGGCACTGATCCGCCCAGCGTCCCGTAAGTGCCGTCAGAAAACTCCAGCATCATGTTCATGACCTGAGCCTGCACAACCCACGATGCCGTGTACAGCAACGGGTAGCTGTCAAGGCTGGGATGAGATGATCCTGTAAGGTTGTTAATAACGATGCTGTCTGAACCCAGCCTGCCCGCAGCATCGTACTCAACCACAACTGCAAGGCTTTGGTTGTAGGTAACTACACGGTCTGCGTTCAGCGGTTCTGAGCGGAACCATAAGTTCTGCGCGATGCTGGTCATAGGGATAGCGACAGTCTGTCCCTTTACTCCATCAGGGACACCGGGGTTCGCTACCGCATTCAACCCCTGCAAACTCAACTCCAGTCCTGATCCTGCGATTCTGGTCATCGCACCGAAATGAAGATGCACTCTTCGGATACTCTTCGTTCCTGTTCGCTCAGGAAAGAACACACGTCCGACAAATGCTGCCTTCTCGCCAGTGGCATCAAGCAATATCGTGGTCGTATAAGTCGCCGTCCCCAGCGGAACCGGAATATGGATATCCGGCCAGTACCAGCCCAGACCTTCGATCTTCCTGATGCTCATGGCGTGTGCTCCAGGATGAGCGTGGCACTGAGGTTGGATGGAGCACCTACCGGAGAACTCAATTCGAGCGATAAGTCGTCGCCGTCCGACAGCGGCGTGCTGAAGGTCGTTGTCGCAGCCGCGGCGGTGACCGTGATCACACTGCCGATATTGCTGCCGTTGTGCTTCACCTGGACGCCCACGCTGGTGCCGGACCCGAGCTTCGCCCGCAGACCGACCAGCACTGCCGCCTGGCCCGCACGCTCGAATACGAAGATCGATGGCAATGCCGTGATCTCCGACACGTCACCGATCAATGCCCACGTATGACCAAGCCGGAACGGCTGAGTGACGCCGGGTATGCCCTGCGGTCCCTGCGAACCCGTCGCTCCGGTGTCGCCTTTGACACCCTGCGGTCCTGCCGGTCCCTGCGGACCCGGCACCGTCGAGTCTGCGCCGGGATTGCCCTGCGGTCCTGCGGGACCAGCCGCCCCGGCAGCGCCGGTCGCGCCTGCCGGTCCCTGCGGACCTTCCGGTCCCGTCGCGCCGGTCGCGCCAGCTATGCCCTGCGGTCCCTGTATGCCCTGCCCTCCGGTGTCGCCTTTCGCGCCGGTTGCGCCCGCTGGTCCCTGCGGTCCCTGCGGACCTGTAGTGCCCTCCGGTCCCTCTGGCCCGGTCAGCCCCTGTACGCCCGGTATACCTTGTGGCCCCTGCGGTCCCGGTGGCCCCTGTATCGGACCTGAGTTGACCCAGGTGCCGCTGTCGGCGTTCCACACCCACATGTCGCCGGTGTCCGCGGCAATCCATGCATCGCCATCCTGATTGCCGGTCGGCGGCAGCGCATCGGCATCTGGCACCGTGCCTTTGATCGCGATGCCGGTACCCATCGGACCTTCCGGTCCCTCCGGTCCCGCCACGCCCGGTATGCCTTGTGGCCCCTGCGGACCTGTCGCGCCCTCTGGTCCGGTCGGCCCCTGCAATCCGGCTGGTCCGGCGGCGCCGGTTGCGCCTGCCTGTCCTGCATCGCCCGCTGGCCCCTGCAAGCCCTGCGGGCCGGTCGCGCCTGTCGCGCCCGATGCTCCCTGCGGTCCCTGCGGACCAGCCGGTCCCGGCTCGCCTTCCGGTCCCTGCGGACCAGCCGGTCCCGGGATCGGCATGCCCTCGCCCAGTAGTGCTCTGAACTTCACCGGCTCAGTGAGCTTCGCCTTCAGCCGCTGCGGCTGGGTGAGCTTCGCCCTGAGCGTCTCGATCATCGGGCGGCCCTCAGCGCCAGCACAACCTCGCGTGTCACCTCAGCGACGATGACAGCCTTTCCGCCGATGATCGTCAGCTCGTCAGGCAGCAGATCGAGATCCCACACGTACCGGCCGCAGAGCGCGATGGTGACGCTCTTCGGTATGCTCAGGCGGATCTGGTCAGGCAGGACGATGGTGCAGACGATCTCCGCGGCTACCTCTGGATCCTCGTCTGCCGGTGCACGGCGCAGCTGGGCGCGTGCGCCGGTGTAAGCCGTCAGGTCCGCTGCGGTGCCGTCGGCGTTCTCCACGATCACGGTCGCGGCGTAGTCGTTGCCCTGCCGGATGGCCAGGTCCGCGCTATCCATTGGCGATCCTTCGCGTTTCCTTGCTCCGGCACGCCTGGTCGATCACGCTGTGGAGTTCAGCCTCGAGCATCGCGCGGACTTTCCCCGGCTCTGTCGCCGCCGCGAGCTCATCGCCGATCCGGTCGGGGATCGCCAGCAATGCGATGCTGAACGACTTCATGAATTCGGTTTCGGCCGCTTTCCATTCCGCCGAGGGGACGAGCTTTCCGCTTCGCTCGAGGAAGTTGAGCTTGGCCGTTTCCGCGGCCCAGTGTTCCCGCTCCGCTCTCGATCGGGCGTAGGCGCCCATGTCGACTACCGGAGCGTTTTCGGTCGCGGCCGGTGGCGCTGCAGGACTGCCGGCCAGAGCTTTTCGGATTTCCTGTCCGCGCTTTCCGTTGGCTTTTCCGGCGTCGGAACGATGAGGGGAAGTATTCGACGCCCAGTCGATATCAGCCTGCTCTGAGTCGATCAGACCGTCCTCGTCGCGCCGGATGCGACCGGCGGCGATGGCTGCCTCGACGGCTCTGGGATAGCAATTACGGTGCTTCGCGTACTGGACTAAATTGAGCCGGGGCATGATACACTTGTCCCGGTTGTGGCTGGTTGGCTGTGTGACCTTCGACTGACTTTCTTTCTCTCGCGAATGCCCTGCTGCTCAGGCAGGGTTTTTCTTTTTCCGGCTGGACGCGACCGGAACTTCTCTCGATTGAGTGGATTATGAAGGGCTCGCCTGCGTTTTGTCAAAAAAAACGCCCGCCCTCCGGTGCCGAAGAGCGGGCTTCACCCATTAGTAAACCGAAACG